ATCAAATGCACCTCAACAAATCAGGCAGTGGCTTCGCCAGCCGCACCGCTTGTGGCCGCAACATTCTGCGCACTCCAATGAGCACCGATTGGGAAAACTTCAAGATGGAAGCGCCTGCATATCGCTGCATCAAGTGCGTTGCAAGCAAGCAGTTTGAAGTCAACGCAAGATCTGACGCACGCAAGGCCGCCGTTTAATCAACCGGGGCCACTGGCCCCACCTTTCAGGAGAACGACATGAAACATCACGAGCACACTCAGTATCCGTACAGCGCCGAGATCAAGCGACGTTTGTTCATCAGCAAGACAGAGCGCCGCTGCGAAGCCGCTGCAGGTTTTATTTTGGCCGTTGCAATTGGTGTCGGCCTGGCATGCTTGCTGGTTGCATGGTGGTCGTCATGAAGACAGAGACCAGCATCCACCGGGTGGCCAAGATTGAGATCGGAGAGCGCCGGTTCCACGCCAGCTCGACAAGCCCATTCTGGTGCCGTAGCATCACAGTGACCGACGAAGATGGCCACAGCCACACGCTGGAGCTTTACAGCCACAGCGAAGACGAAGACACAGCATTGAAGGTGACCTCATGACATACCTGGCCGAAATCGAAAGCACCGTCGCAGGCATTCCTTGCCTGATTGGCGTGACGGAGTTCAGCAGCGTGCGCGGCTCGTACGGCTACAACGCGCCCAGCGACATGGATTATTACGGATACACCGAGAGCTGCTGGGAGGTGCTCGACCGACGTGGTCGACCTGCCGCCTGGCTGGATCGCAAGCTGACGGGAGCCGACCGCTGCCGCATCGAGCGCGAGATCGAAGAAGCCATGACCGAGGACTCGTACTGATGAACCCGTTTTCACACTTTCAAGACCAGTTCGGACATTTGCAACTGTCCGACAACGACGCAGCGCTGAACGTGTTCCTGGCTGGCTGGAACACAGCCATGCACGAGATGATGGAGCGCGTCAACAAGATGCCATTTCAGAACGACACACGGGCCAGCTTTGCGGTGTACTTCCAGAGCCAGATGGTCAACATTGACGCAATCGAAAAGCCAAAGGAGATGACATGATTCGAGAAACAATCAACTGGGTGAGAAACGCCTACACCACGCCGAGCGCTGAGGTTCTGGCATTGCGTGAGCTGGAGGACAGCAAGCGCAGGCTGCTGGAGGCCCAGACAGCGCGTGAATATGCCGACAGCATGTGCAAGTACCGCGAAGCGCAGATCAAGCGCCTGACCATCTATTTACACAAAGCCACTGAGGAGTAAGCATGAAAAAAGTTTTACTCGTCACTGCACTGCTGTGCGGTGTGGCGCACGCGCAGCCTAGCTCGATCCTTTTCACGGGCCAAGAGCTGTACACACGACTGACCAGCATGCCGGTGTGGGCCTATGGCTACATTGCCGGTGTTGCCGACTCGCAGGCAGGCGTGACCATTTGCATACCCGGCGGGACCGTGACCGTTGGCCAGATGGGGGACATGGTGAAACAAACGCTGGAGCGACTGCCTTCTGAGCGGCACTTGCCAGCAGACGCTTTTGTGCAGGCCGCACTGTCCAAACGCTGGCCGTGCGCCAAGAGGGGGGATGGGGTATGAGCAAAGAAGCAATGAAGCTGGCGCTGGAGGCGTTGGAAAACACTACGCCAACAGGGTTCAACATGGAGCGAGATAAGCAATTCTTTGCTGCCATCACCGCCCTGCGAGAAGCACTGGCAGAGCAGCCAGCACAGCAGGAGCCTGTCACTTGGCGCAATGCAGCGATTCGTGTTGGTGAAGACTTGTGTTCAGTTGGGCCATTTGGGTATTACGACATGACAGCCGAGCAATGGCTTGATTGGGCATTGAGTGTCGTAACAGTTCATGCCCCACCAGCACAGCGCACATGGGTTGGGCTGACGAATTATGAAGTGAATAACCTTGCTGCTGGATGTCATCTTGGTAACTCTGTTCAGGATGCAATTTATAAAGCCGCAGCCAAACTCAATGAGAAGAACAATGGATGACGGTTACTACTGTGTGGTTTGCGGCAGATTCCTACTGGCCGTTGATGGTGTGGTGGTGCATGACAACGTGCCGCACCCAGACATGGCGTTTGACGATGAGGAAAGGCCGCAATGACCACACAACTGGTTCGTGACTCTATGAAGCTGATGGCTGATGCTGGCGTGGACATTGTGGACATCAAATGGTTTGACCTGTCTGGTGCGTTCACGGACAAGCAACGGGCAGACCTTGACCCGGTGATGACGCACCGACCACCTTTTGACAAATGCTTTGTTGTTTGGCAAGGAAAGACAAGCCATCACCCGAGCTACACCGTCTTGATGATGGTGGCTGGAGATGATCCAGATGAAGGCATCACGGTGTCAATGTGGAAGGGGCCAACCGGGACTCGACTGATGCCGATCCCTGCAATGTTCTACTTCATTGAGGATGATGACATTCGATACGGGTCTGTCAGCGATGACGAGCCAGTGGACAAGGAACTGGCAGAACTGATGCTGGCTCAAATTGGCGCTTGGTACGGTGCGATGGACAGGCGTATTGAGGCGCACATCCCCACAGTGCGCGACACATTTACCAACCGCCGGAAGATACAGCAGGGGAAACTGCCGACTTATGACTGGACAACGGTATGGATTGAGCCAGCCAAGCCCCGTCAGGAGTCCAAAGGCGGCACACACGCATCACCTCGATTGCATGAGCGCAGAGGCCACCTTAGAAGGCTAAAGACCGGGAAGAATGTCTGGGTCAAGTCCTGCAAGGTTGGTGACGCAAGCAAGGGAACGATATTTCACGACTATGCAATCAAGGAGAAGAACACATGACTTGGTGGATGTATCTCATCGGCATTGCTCACACAGCCGTGTATGTGTGGGCGTTTTGGAGGAGCAAGAAATGTTCTTCTCGTTGATCGCCGTGCTGATTGCACAGGCTGTTTACACATACGTTGTGGCTGGAGGTTCGCATGAAAACACTGATTGAAATGGCGCGGGAGGCTACCTTGCTGGACAGTCGTGATGATTGGAGCAGCGTCCCCGATGAATACCGGGAGGCTATCAACGCCTTTGCCGAGCTTGTCCGTGCTGACGAGCGTGAGCAGATAGCGCAAATGTTTGATGGCGCATTGCCACTAGTGGAGTTTGCACAAAACGAACATGGTGGCTGTTTGATGTGTGGGTTTACGCCAAGGTTAGCTGTTGCCGCCATCCGAGCAAGGAGCAACACATGACCTGCCAACATCGCTGGGAGCCAGTCCCAGACCAACCGATCTACAAATGCTTCCGATGCGGCGCGTTTATGAGGATTATCAAGTGAACTGCTGCGACGAGAATGGAAACTGCAACCAGGGTCGCAACTGTCCGGTGCGCGTGGCCAAGGTGGGGCAGCGCATGTATGGGCCTGAGCTGTTGCCGCCAAGTGTTTGGCGATACCAGCTCAAGCGCATGGCGTACTGGGTGCTCATGACCATACTTGGAATGCTTTGGCTGGCATTTCTGGTGGCCTGTGTTGCTCACGCAAACTGACGGGTTCCAGCCTTGTCGATAATCAGCGCCTGCTTGCGTGGGCTGGTGTCCTCGCTGTTGGGCACGCTGATATGGGTCCAGCGATCAAACTCGCGAATGACCTGATCGTAGCCAATTCCGCTGGCCACGATCTTGCGCACCACCTCGTCTGGGGTCATGCCTGGCACACGGAAATCGACAGCGCAGCCGATGCGGTGCTGGCTGGTGTCTTTGCTGCCCACTGCGTCGTTGACCTTCTTTGTGCGCAGGCCTGAGCTGATCATGATGGGTTTTCCGCCCAGCACGACTTTGACCTGCTCCAAGAAGTCAGCAAGCCTGGTGAGGTTGGCCAGCTCTTGATCGTTGGGGCTGTTGTCCCAGCCGTTGCGCTCTGCTGTCTCGCTGGCCGTAAGTTCTTCTAAGGTGAAGTGGGGGGTTAAGTTCATTTCACTGGCCCTGTTTTTGAGAGTAAGTCGGTCTTGGCTTGCGAGCCTGCGCTGGAGCCAAAATAATACGCAATGATGCCAGTCCAGGCTGTGCCCAGGCTGCCAAGCATCATCAAGATGGCTGGGTTGTTGCTGTCGATCTGGTTGAAGAACATCATCACCATGATGCCGAAGAAGCCGATAGTCACAGCGCCGGCCAAGATGGGAGGCATCATCGACCTGGTGGTGGCTTGCATCTCCCGCGCCGACTTCCTATCCTCGACTTCCAGCTTGGCAAAGTTAAGGCCCAACTCTTGGGCTTGCTTTTGAAGCTCAATCTCGGCAATCTTGACCTGCGCAATCTGCTCAGCAGACAGCTTGTTGTTGGCGATCATGTCCTGAACTTGGTCAGGTTCGACGCCGACGGCCTTTGATATGGCCGAGACCGCCATGCCTGCCAGTGGGCCACCGAGCGCCGTGGCGATGGTGGGTGCAATTTGTTTAAGCCAATCCATTTAATTTCCCCTTTTGGTCAACATGGCGCTGGCGATCTCCAGCATGAATTTGGTCTGCTCAAGGTTCTCTGGCTGCTGCGCCCAGCCCACCGTGATCTGGCCGACAAAACGATGGTTGTCTGGCGGCACGCTGATCCGGCAGGTAAACCCAACGCCCTTCTCGATGTACCACAGGCCAACCTCAGACTGGGCGTAGCGGTACTCGGAGCAGGGAATCTCGTTGGTCATCAGCTTGATGACGTCAGCATTGTTGGCTGCGTTCTGGCTGAACAGGCCCACGTCAATGTCCTCGATGCTCTTGTCCCGCCCGTCCTTGGTGTATGCCTTGTACAGCACCCGGCTGCCAAACAGCGGGTTGACCCGGAAGATCGCCACCACGGTTGCGCCAGTCTTCTTGAACAGCATGGCGCTTGCCTCGTCTGCTCGACCGGTGTTGATCTCGGGCAGCTTCTTGGACTCCTTGTAGGCGTCCAGCATGAAGGTCTGGTTCTGCCACAGGAAGTAACCAGAAAAAGCCACCACCCCCATGATGAGAATGGCGAACAGCTTGAACGGCGAGTCCACATACCCGAGCACCTTGTCGAGCGTGGAGTTGGCGTTTAGCTTCTCATCGCTCACCGCAGATACCTCATATACAGCACGATGCCGTAGATCATCAGCGCGGCTAGCACCACCGTAGCCATGCCCATTGCAATGTATTCAACCATCTTGGCCGCTTGCTCTGCTCTACGAGCCTTTTCCCTAGCCGCTGCTTCTTTGGCTTCTCTGCGCTTGCGGGCAGTCATAGCCTGGAACTTG